GCAAACGAAATCAAGGGACAAAGAATAGAGGAAAGAGTGTAAGTCCCCTTCATGAAACGCCTACTATTAGTTTATTTGATGTGGTTATTCCATCAGAGGAAAGCCACGAAGACATAAAGGAGGTTTTGGATTTATTGATGAGGGGTAACGATACATGGTTTTTTGTTACTGTGTTTCAAGAATGTCAAGAGCAGAGTATTTTACAGTTATCAAACAAAACAAAGATTAGCCGCTCATACTTAACAATGGCTTACAAAAAAGGTAAAGAATTATTATACAATGAATTAAACAAATGAAAGCTGAATTATTTAACCACATAAAAGAAAACCATGATACTTTAAGCATTTGGTTTAAAACACATCAGAAATTACAAATAGGGCACGATATGCTTAAGCCTTTAATAGAGCCTTTTACAGAGGCTTTTCCGGGAGTTAATCTAAATGGGTGTCCTAATTGCGTGTTAGATATGATTGGATGGGCATTGGTAGAATATAAAAAAGAAACAGAATCACAAAAAACAACCGAAGATGACATTTGAAGAACTAAAGCAAGAACACGAAAGTCTTAAAACTCAATACGCTGAGCTTTTAAACGCTGCAAAAGAAACCGCAAACGAGTTAGTTGATGCGAAAAAAGAACTATCCGACATTAATAATGGAAGGGTTTTTAAACTACCAACAACACTAACACCTAACCAATACACCGCAATCCTAAACTACGTAAAAGAACAGAGGAAAGTACTACAAAAAGCAGCTAAGAATCATTTACCTAAAGAATTATGAATTGCGACATAGACTTTAAAAACCTATTCAGACCGTTTAAGTACGACCTTTTCTACTCAAAAACAACTAAACAAAAATACTTTATAATACTAAACTAATGGCAAGACCTAAAGGAACTAAATACATAGAAACCCCTGAAAAAATGTGGGAGCTGTTTGAAGCCTATAAAGCAGAAACTAAAGCTAATCCGATTAGAAAGCACGTATTTGTAGGCAAAGACGGTAATCCAGACTATGAATTAAGGGAAAGACCATTAACGTTTGAAGGGTTCAAAAACTATTGCAGAAGAAACGTGTCAGAGGTGGAACAGTATTTTATTAATCCTGATAAGCGTTATAACGATTATGTTAGTATCTGTCGTGCGATTAAAGACGAAATCAAACAAGACCAAATAGAGGGAGGTATGGCGATGATATACAATCCATCTATAACTCAACGACTTAACGGGTTAACTGAGAAGATTGAGCAGACAAATATTGAACAACCATTATTTGGAAAGCCAGACGATAAAAAGGGTTAATTCGTCGATTGTTTTTAATAAAAAGTATCTTAAAAATGGGGGTTATATAAAATTCGTCGAAAATGGAGTTTGTTTATACAACCGCAATAGATAAGATAAGGGCTTTAAAAGCTCGAAAGAAGGTTATTCAGGGCGGTTCAAGCGCAGGAAAAACATTTAGCATACTTCCTATTCTAATAAATCTAGCCGCAAGTATCCCAAATTTGGAAATATCAGTAGTATCTGAATCCGTACCTCATTTAAAAAAGGGGGCTTTAAAGGACTTTCTTAAAATAATGAAGGTTACTGGAAGGTTCTTTGAATCTCGGTACAATGCAACGGACAGAAAGTACACTTTTGCTAACGGTTCATATATTGAGTTCTTTAGCCCCGAATCCGTATTAGGCGCAAGAAGACACATACTCTATGTTAACGAGGCTAATAATATAACTTACGAGGATTACCATCAATTAGCTGTTCGTACTGAACGGGACATATTTATCGACTTTAACCCTGCAAATGAATTTTGGGCGCATACCGAGGTATTAAAAGAGCCAGACAGCGAAGGATTAATTTTAACCTATTTAGACAACGAGGCTCGACCGGCAAATGTTGATATAGAGTTTGAGATAGCCAGACAAAAGGCAGCGAAGGAAAAAGAGCAGGGTATTGATGGATATTGGTCAAACTGGTGTCGTGTTTATATTGATGGACTTATTGGTTCTTTACAAGGCGTTGTGTTTAATAACTGGCATCAGTGTGAATCTGTACCAAAGGAAGCTACATTATTAGCAAGGGGCTTAGACTTTGGGTTTACTAACGACGAAACCGCACTTGTTGAGGTTTATAAACTTCATAACAAGTTGTATCTAAATGAACTAATCTACGAAAAGAGGCTGACAGGATATGATATAGCGGAGCGAATGTTAGTGCTTGGTTTCAATAAACACGAGCCAATAGTAGCAGATAGCGCAAGACCGGAAACAATCGAGGACATCAGGCGTTATGGCTTTAACATAGAGAAAGCTAACAAGGGAGCTGATAGCGTTCTTAACTCAATAGACACGTTACAACAGCACGAAATATTTATAACAAAGGATTCAACTAATTTGATTAAAGAGTTCAGGAATTACAGGTGGTTGACCGATAGGAGTGGTAAAGCCCTAAATGAACCAGTGGACTTCTTAAATCATGGGGTTGATTCGGTTAGGTATGTTGCTCAGAACTATATAAATAAGGGCGATATGTTTGATATTTACTAGCTCCTGCAAAAGCACCTCATAAACGGCATTATATAGTATGAGGTTTCCAACAAGCTACGGACAGTTAACCGTTAAACAGTTTCTTAAAGTTTATGATATTTTAGAATCTAATATTGACGCTTTTGATAAGCGAATGGAGATTATATCGTATTTCTTAGAGTGTGACGCAAACGAAATACCATTTAAACAAACCGGATTAAAAAGGCTTTACAAACGTAACCTTTCAGGATATTTGGCTAAAGCTGAAAAGTTAATAAATTCTCCAAAGCCATTAAAAGTAAAAAACACCATATATATTGGTAACAAGAGGTATTATACTTCTTTAGATGCCGAGGCTCTTAATACCAATCAATATACTGCTTTTGCTACTTATACCCAGAACGGACAAGGCGAGAAGAATTTAGCTAAGTGTTTGGCATTATTATATTACAGGCATAAGTTTTTCACAACACCTGAGTTTGATTCAACTAAACTAAAGGAAATCGAAGCCGATATAATGAACGCAAGGTTATGTGATGTTTATGGTACGTTGGTTTTTTTTTGCAAGGTTGTAGAGCAATTGAACGCAATTTTCCCGTGTTATTTGATGGAGGTGGAAATGATGATAGAAAAGGAGATAAAGCAAATCCTCACACAGGTTTCAGACAGCAATACGGATGGTATTACGTCATAATGCAAGCCTCTCAATACGACCTTGCTAATTTTGAAAAGATACTTGATACTAACGTTCTTGATTTTTTAACATACTTACAATTTGCTAAACAGAAGGGTGAGATTGAAATATTTGAGGCAAGCATAAAATGACCGAACTAGAAAAGATATTAGATGATTTTGGCAAGAAGTTGGTTACTGATGTTCGTCAGTCGTGGGACAATGAGAAAAAGAAGAAAGCGGCAAAATACGGAACACCATTTAATCCAAACAGTAGGCTTAACGCATCAATGAGCTATGAGGTTACTTTTAGGAATGGTTCTTTGTTTATGGTCTTTAGCATGGATGATACTTATGTTTTCCCGGAAGATGGACGTAAACCAGCAGGGGTGAGCAAGGAAGGACAAAGGTCTTTGGCGGAATGGGTTAGAAGAAACGGACTTAAATTTAATATAACACAAAAAGCTAAAACAACAACACGAAAGATAAAGAACAAAACAGTTAAGCGAGCGTATAAGCAGATGAGTATGGAGCAGGCGATTAAGGGCGTTGTTTATGTGATTAGCAGGAAGATAAAAGAACGAGGTTATGATGGGACAAGGTTTTATTCAAAAGTCATAAACGATGGAAGAATACAAAAATTGCAACAGGAAATATTTGAAAGATTTAACGAAGACATACAAATAGTATTAAGAACAAATTAAATGGCAATTACGCTAATAACAACACCAGCAACACACACGCCTTGTTTTAATGACCAGTGGTTTACTGCCACATCATCACAGACAGCGCAGGCTAATTTTCAGTTTTACGTTACCGTTACTGTGCATTATCATAATGGTACTGCATGGACAAC